TATCTCAACATCAACCTCAATGTAATGTTCAACAGCATCTTCAGTTGAATGTTGTAAATGCAATGCTACAGCTTTATGATCAGCACCATTTTTATGTAGTTGTTGACCAGACGTTCCTCTTATACCGTGTAAAGTATAAGTGTTACCGTTTTCATCTTTTTTATTTATTCCAATCCTTGGTAAAAGATTATCTTGCAAATGAACTCTAGTCTTTGCACTCAAATCTTTTCTTTTTTGCTTATCTTCATGATACAAGGTTGGAAAAATTGGATCAACATTTCCAGAATCCAATGCAATCTTAGCTTTATTAGCTAGGTGTTGATGGAGTGGATATGTTTCTACTTTTTTAGACTTATGAACTCTTAAACGTATTGTTCTCTGGACGTAATCAATGTCTGTCCATTTCAATAAAGTTAGATCATTTAGTCTTACTCCAGAATAATACAACCACTGGTAGAACTCACCCCAAAGCGGGTCTTTAAAAATATAACTCAATTGATCTACAGTGAATTTTAAGTATTTTTTCTGTTCACTTTTTCTTACTACAGGTAAGGTAAATGTATCCATGCCTTTTATGTTCCAAGGGTACTCAAAATAACCTTTAGTGATTGATCCATATTGCAAAGCCTTGTTTAAAGCCTTGAACCTCATGTTAGTAGTTTTTTTTGCATACCCTTTACCAGCATTAAACAAAGACCCTTGAAGGTCAGTAATAAGATCATTAGCTGTTCCTTGTTTTAGGTCAGTAACGTATTTGATCTTATTAATCTTCAACCAGTTGTTTAATTCTGATCCATGAAAAAAGCCCTTATATTCCTTGTAAGAATTGTTAGTCTTTTTACTATTTTCTAGGTGTTTTTTATACCAGACCAAGTATTCATTTAAGAGATCACTTAATAACATTTTTTTGACCTCACTACTTGGTTGATCTAGTTTACCACCACACTTAGCACAAATTCCACCTTCCTTGTGTAAGGTGTAATATCCAGAAAAGTTTTCAAACTCTTTCTGTGCCATTTTTTTGGTAAAACTTTTAGGTAAAAATATTCTTTTACCTAATGTTGATCTGGCATCTATAATCCATCTACCATCACCTCTTTTACTTAATTTCATTTAGCACCTACTTTCATACCAAATTCATCTTTAATGTTTTCAAGTACGTCATTGGCCTCAAGTGGTGGAATCATTAAACCGTCTTGATCCCACATTTGCCAACTCATGTACATCATGTTAGACTCAAAGTATTCTTTAGCCCGATCTGTCATAGGATAAAAAACAAAGTATTTATCCACATACTTAATCTTAAAATGGTTCTGGAAACCATTGGCTGTTTCACGTTCAAGCCATTGTTCATATCGCATCTTTAATTTGCTGTTCATTATTTCACCTCACTTTCATATCCATTTAACTCAAAAAACTCTTCCTCTAAAGCTTGTTCATATGTATGCCAACCGGCTCTGGAATAGATCACGCTGTTAAGAGAGTCTTCATTGGTACCATTGATGGATGTGATCAACCTAAGCTCATCACCTGTAGCCCAACCTTTTAAAACTATGTAATCCCATATTTCTTGTATTTTATCCATTTTATAATCCTCATGTTTTGTTAATAAATCATCCTAAGACAAGGGCTAAAAAGCCCTTGTTTCGCCTTTTAAAGGCATCGTCAGTTAGGATTGTACTTGCTCTGTGAGTGGTAAAGACCCTTCATAATTATCATACGCCCTGATCATGGGTTGTGGATAATCATCTATTTTATTATCCATGATGTCGGTGTAATCCTCTTTAGATATATAGAATCTTCCACCATTGAAATATTCTAAATCAGTGTATATCTCAATCCACTCTTCATCTCTTAAGTGGTAAAAGTCACCATCTTCACCATATATGTAGGTATGTGATACAACTCTTGGATCAAGTAAAACAAAGTGGTTAATAAAGTGTTTGTACTCTGATTCATATTCTTCAGTATCCATCATCCAGTTGTGGGCTGTTTGGTTTGTGAAAAGCAATAACATCTCTGGTAAATCAGCTGGAAATGGATCAAAGGCTATTGTTTCCAACGTCCCATGACTATGCATATCTATGTATTCTTTAAGATCATAGTCATCCATCTTTCCTATAGCATGAACCATGTCATATGCATCACCAAATGTCAACTGAGATACATTTTTATAGTATTCATGAAATTTGAAAAGCATGGCAGTTTTGTTTAGATCAAGATTTCTATCTGGATCATTACTACTGTTTAATACCTTTGTAATGACTGATGCTTTTTTTAGCTGTCTATTTAACTCGTTCATTTTCATTTTCTCCTGTTTTGTTATTTAATAGTGTTGTTATCAACAACTAAAAGTTACTTTAGTTACTATCTAAATGTCAAGTTTTATTTTACTTTAAGACATTTTTAGTGTTTTTATAGAGAATAAAAAAACTTGTTAGTAACTACATTTGGTGTTGTTTTTGTTGTTTTATCTAATAAAACTATAACCGTGATAACACATTTTAGGAGCGTAGTATGAGTAAAATTTTAAGAGAGCCAAATGGAAACTTTAAAAAAGGCCATTCAGCTAATCCTGGAGGCCGTAAAGGCACTGAATTTGGTAATTGGTTAAGAAATAACCCTAAATCCATGAAAGTATGGGAAAAGATACTAAGTGCTGGATTAAAAGATGATGACCCCAGGCAGACTATAGCGTGGAAACTTATTGCTGATAGAACAGCTCCATCTTTAAGAGCTACCAAGCTTAATATAAAAGATACTGGTAAGACTCCGGTGATCATGATTCCAAGTTCTAAACCAGAAGGATCACCAGTTGATACATCTATATCTTATGATCCAAGTATTAAAGCAGAGGCTTAGTCGGGTATGTAGCCCGAAGGTTACCGAGGAGAAACTACAGATCATTAATAATATTGCCATATGGTAGCCAAATTGAGGACAAAAGTGATCCAAATAATATATGAGATGGACGACAAGATTGACGAGAAAAGTGGGGTGGGGCGAGTCCCGTTGCGGTACCCGTTCGCATCTGACATTAGGAGATGTTTTTTTTCACATATTTAGTGAGTGCAAATTTTGGAACAAGACAATATAATTTTTCAACCACATCCAGGACCACAAACAGAAGCTTTACAACGCTCTGAATATGAGATTTTATATGGAGGAGCAAGAGGGGGTGGTAAAACTACAGCTGGAATGGCATGGTTGATACATCCAGACTATATTAAACATCCACTTTATAGGGCCCTGGTTATCAGACGTAATTATGATGATTTAAAAGACTGGATTGATAGGGCGAGATTCATGTGGAGATCATTTGAAATGGAGGTGGTCGGAAACCCAGCTGAATTTAGATTTGCCAGTGGGGCTAAAATAAGAACAGGTCATCTTCAAGATAGAGATTCCTACACCAAGTATTTAGGTCATGAATATCACAGGCTGGTCTTAGAAGAGGCGAGTCTTATACCAAATGAATTAGATTACTTACGTTTAATATCTAGCGTAAGATCAACAATTTCCGAGTTACGTCCATCTATCTTCCTCACAACTAATCCTGGCGGCCCTGGTCATTTATGGCTTAGAGATAGGTTTGTTAACCATGCCAGGAATAAATCGTATACCGATCCTACTACTGGACGTACTCGGATTTTTATACCAGCAAAAGTAACAGATAACCCAACACTAATGGAAGAAGACCCACACTATATTAAATCTTTAGAGGCTTTGCCAGATGAATTAAGAAGAGCGTGGTTAGATGGTGATTGGGATATTTTTGCGGGTCAATATTTTAAAAAGTGGCGACATGATGTTCATGTGATAGATCCTATAGAAATACCAAATCATTGGTATAGATACAGGGCGATTGACTATGGATATGCAGCACCTTTTTGTTGTCTGTGGTTAGCAGTTGATTATGATAGAAATGTCTATGTTTATAAAGAGCACTATGAGGCGGGTCAAGATTTGAATTATCACATTGATAAGATCAAAGAAAAATCTGAAAAAGAAGAATATATGGCGACTTTAGGTGATCCAAGTATGTGGATTAGAAACCCACAAAATACTAATAAAAGTGATACTACAGCACCGAGTCACCAAGGAATAGCACATATTATGCAGTTTGCCGGGATTAATATGATAAAAGCAAACAATGATAGAATCAATGGTTGGAACTTAATACGTCAATACCTAGACCATGGAAAAGAATTAAAACCAAAAATTAAAGTGTTTAGCACTTGTGAAAACCTCATTAGAACATTGCCAAGCATGATACATGATGATAGAAGGCCAGAGGATTTAGATACAAAACAAGAAGATCATGCAATGGATGCATTGAGATATGGATTGTATCATATTGGAAAACCACCAGAGGTACAAGAAACTAAGCCTTGGGTGCAAAGAGAAATAGAAAAGCTATTAAGATTAGAGGTAGGAGTTCCTGGGGTTAGAAATTGAGAATTGTAGCAGAAAAATTAAACAAAGAAACAGGCGAGTGGGAAGAATTTGATGTGGAGCACACAGATATTATGACAGATGAAGATTTACTAGAATTGAAAGACATTACTAGTGCGATAGCGGATATACAAACAAAAATGCATACTCAAATAATGGAGAAAAATTGATGGAAGATAAATATTCACCTAGTCCAGGTGACAAAGATTTAATCAAAAGATGTGAGGCTATGTTTGATATGGCCAAAAAATCTAGACAAGATACAGAAAATGTATGGCGAGATAGTGAAGAGCTGTATATGGGTAACCATTGGAAGGGTTTCAAAATGCCAGAATATCAAAACCAAATAACTTTGGAGTTAATTGGTTCTATGATTGATACTATGATACCTATTCTTTCTAGTAGGCCACCCAAAATAGATGTCATGCCTGTTGAGTATAATGAAGAAACCATACAAGCTGCACAAAATTTACAAGCACTAATGGATGAAATGTGGATGATCAGAGATTTACAAAACACAGTCCCAGAGTGGTTGCTTGATTATTTAGTGTATGGCACTGGGATTATGAAGGTCAGATTTAATGAAGAAGATGATTTGCCAGATGCAGATATAGTTGATCCTTTTGCATTTTATGTAAATCCTTCTGCTACAAAACTAGAAGATGCCGAGTGGGTCATTCAAGCATCTCCAACACCACTTTGGAGAATTAGAGATAAATATAAGAATGGGCACTATGTACAAAGTCAGTCAAATCTTGACAAATATGAGGCTATCAAGATGAACACTGCTCCATTAGCAGATGAAAGAGTACAGGTAACAGATACAACTGGTGCTGAAACACACTATTATGACTCTCCTAAAAAAGCCATGGAGTCTTTAGAGGAAAGAGCTCTTGTTATAGAGTGCTTTATGAGAGATGGGTCAATGGAATATGTGGATATGGAAGATGAATATGGTAAAAAACAACAGAAAAAGCGTTATAAATACCCATCTCAAGTAAGACAAGTGGTCATGGCGAATGGAGTTTTGTTGTATGATGGGCCAACAAAATATCCATTTTTTAACAAAAAACACCATTTATCGCACCCATTTCCTTATATATGTCTAAAAAACTCTGGTTCTGCTCATACTTTTTGGGGTAAACCAGAACCTAGAAGGTTAAAAAGTTTAAATCTTGCTATGGATAGACTAGCTAGTCAAATGATGGACAACATACACTTGACCGCTAATCCAATGTGGGTAGTAGATGAAACTACAGATGTAACTGATCAGATATCAAATAAGCCTGGACAAGTCATTAGAAAAAAAGGGCCAGGTCAAGCATCTATGCAAAACCCAGCAAGTATGCCAGGGTATGTATTTAATTATTTTCAATTACTAGAAAGCATGATTGAAACTGTTAGTGGAGTTAATAAAGCTACACAAGGTAAAGAGGCGAGTAATGTAACTAGTGGTGTACAAGCACAAGTATATAGACAGGCGGCAACCACTAAAATAGATTTTAAATCAAGAACTCTTGACAATGCAATACAAACATTAGGTTCTATGTGGATTGCAGCAGTACAAAATATGTCATTAGTTCCTAAAAAAGTTCAAGTAATTACACCTAACCAGACCCAAGAAGAAAGAGGTTTTGTTGGTATTGAATACCAAAAAATGGATTTTAATGTAAGGGCAAAGGCTGGGTCTATGTTACCAGAAAACAAGCAATATGTAGAAAATAAAATATTACAACTTGCACAAATGGGCTTGATTCAAGACCCAGAATTTATTCTAGATAATGTTGATCTTCCTGGAAAAGAGGTTCTTTTACAAAAAATGAGAGGACAGAGAGCTATGGATGAAGAGGCTCAACAAAGAATGCAAACACCTATGTCTGAAGAAGAACTAGCACAATTAGGTGGAAATGAAGATGAAATATTTAGAAGAATGCAAGAAAATCCAGAATTAGCACAAAGGTTAGAAAACATGAGTGCACAAGGAGAAATTTAGCTGTTAAGGGGTTTTAATGTTGGTGAATATCACTTTAAATAAAAAATTTAATAGCAAATGGAGATCACAAAATGAGTGATGATATAATACAAGGTACTGCCTATGGTAATGATGTAAAGATTACATCTGCTGAGGCTGAGTCATTAATTGTAAGTGAGGATGCTGGTCTTGATCAACCAACAACTCCTGTTAGTGACCAACAGACTACAGCTGCTACTGAGAGTACCACCGGTGAGGATGCAACCGCACAGCAAGTAGAGCCTCCACAGGAGCAACCTACTAATGTTGAAACAGCACCCTCGGAAGGAGAGAGTGAAGGCGTTGAAATTGATGAGGTCGTAATCAATGGAGAGCGTTATCAAATGGAACAGTTAGAATCTTTTATTGAAGATTCCAAAAATAAGTCAGAGTGGCAACGTAAAAATACACAGCGTAGCCAGGAACTTGCAGAAGAGAAAAAATCGTTAGATGCCGAATTGGATAAATGGAAAGCTCTTAAAAAAGATGACGAATTAATGGATGTAATAAAAGACTATGTTGAACCAGATCATCCTCTCTTTAAGGAAGAACAACCTGTAAAATCCGAGGAGCCACAAGTAACTGAATCTAGAACAACTGAACCTTCCGATCAAAAGGTATCAGAGCTAGAGAATAGGTTAATGCAAGTAGAGGCAGAAAGAAAAGTAGAACAAGACGTTGCAGCATTAGCTGCTAAACATCCAGAGCTAAAGGATAATCCAGAGGCAATAGATCAAGTCTTAACAACTGCTGTAGAAAAAGGTTTAGTAGACCTTGACACTGCTTATGCTGTAACAGCCTATCAATCTGCTGAGGATTCAGCTTTCAAAAAGGCTCTTAAACAAGTAGAGAAAGCTAATGAGCTTAGGAATATTCCAGAGGCTGAGGGATCAAGTCGTGCACAACGAGTTGTTTCTACTAAAAAGCCAATGAATTATGAAGAAGCGAGAGAGTTAGCTTTTAAAGAGTATCAAATATATGAGTAAAGGATAATAAACATGGCTTTAAGTTATGACAATTTATCAGCGTTAACTCGTGATAAATATATCCCAGTCTTAGTTGATAACATCTTCAACTCTAATGTTCTAACACACAGAATGCTTAGAAAATCCGTAGCTGCTGCTAGTGGTAACAAAGTATTACAACCTCTTGAGTATGGTAAATCAACATCTAGAGGTTTCTATGATGGATATGATATCTTAGATACAACTCCAACAGAAACTTTTACAGATGCATCATACGATTGGGTACAATGCTATGCTACTATATCTATTAGTGGTAAGGAAGAGGCACTCAATGATGGAGCAGAAAGAGTTGTTGACCTAGTTGAGGCTAAAGTAAAGAATGCAGAAAAGTCTTTAAAAGACCTTTTTGGCACTCAGCTTTATTCTGACAACGATGGTTCTTCTACAACAACATCTGGAGCATCATCCAGCGGTTTCTTAGGATTAGATAAAATGATTGATTCTGCGGGAACTGTCGGTGGTATAAACAGATCAGACTATAGTTGGTGGTCAGCTCAAGAACAAGCTGCTGGTTCAAGCACATTTAGTGATGTCGCAGCAAGTTCTGGTGCAAACTCTATTGGACGAGAGTTCAGAAAAATGTATGGAGCTTGTGCAATTGATAATGACGTACCTTCAATAATTGTTACTACACAAATTGTTTTTGATGCATATGAAGAATCTTTATCTGCTCAAAAGAGATTTGCTGCTAGTGATGAGGCGTTAGCTGATGCTGGTTTCCAGAATCTTTTGTATAGAGGAACACCTGTTGTTGTTGATGAGCATTGCCCAGCTGGGAAAGCATTTTTCTTAAATGAAAAATACTTAGGTTTTAGACATCACAGAAAAAGAAACTTTTCTTTTGAAGGATTTCAAAAGCCAATAAATCAAGATGCACAAGTCGCTAAGATTCTATGGTTAGGTGCACTTACAATGTCAAATCCAAGAATGATGGGTAAGATCACTGGTCTTCCTACAAGTTATTAATGGAGGTATTGTAATATGGCGTTTACATCAATGGAATCCTGGGTTAATCCACAACCAATTGACGAAACATCAACCACTCAAAAGTTACCAACAGGTACAATAATCAAGGCTAAAGACGATTCTTTAGGTGTAGGTGAATTCATCTACCTTAAGGGTGTTGCTAGTACTGTTGTTGGATCAGTTGTTGCTTTTGACGAGGCAGATGTGACTGCTTTAGCAGCCGCAAACGCTAAAGGTAGAATAGGTGTTGCTATGTCAGCGAATGTTGCCAGTTCTTTTGGCTGGTATCAAATTTCTGGTAAAGCACACGCCAAAGTTCTAACAGGCTTTGCAGACAACGGTTCAGTTTATCTTACTAGCACTGCTGGTAGTATAGACGATGCTGATGTTGCTGGTGATTCAGTAATTGGAGCAGTAGGTAGATCCGCCATTAGTGGTGGGTTGGCTTATCTTGAATTAAATCGTCCGTTTGTGGATGATATAGCTCACGATTAACAAGTAATTAGGTGAAGTAGGTGAGTTAAAAGCACCTTATAAACCTTTAGGATAAGAGGGGGGCATTAGCCTCCCTAAACTCCTAATAATAAAAAGGAATATTATGACAGGTAATGAAATGTTAGACACACTCGCTTTGAGATTGGAAGACCCAACTAGTACAGCGTTTACAGCAGCAGCAAAATTAGATGCACTAAACATTGCACAAAGAGAGGTAGTGAATATCATTCACAATGGTTATTTAACCGATCTTCAAGTTATTGATTCACAATCGGTACACGCTACAAATGCATTTCAAAACAATCAATTAGCAGTGTCAACAGCAAATGTAACTTTTGCATCAGCTGGTATAGCACCTATAAGAAATGGAATTATTGCAATAAAGGTTTACAATTTGGGTTCTACCGATAGTGGTAGTTACGCTGCTAGTAGCATGGGCTTTGCAAATATGATAGAGCCTAGAGATATTAAAAGATTAGAAAATAGTTATTTAGCTGGAACAGATACTAATCCAGTAGCATATGTATTTCAAGAAACAATTTTTGTAGAAATAGGTACAGCAGTAACCAGTTTAGGTTCTGGTGGAACATCTCACGGAATAGACATCTGGTATTTAAAACAACCAACAGCTATAGCTGCTAATGCTACTGAATGCGAATTAAATATTGCATTGCACACACTGGTGGTTGATCTAGCTGAACATCAACTTTGGAAAATGGATAATAAAGCAGATAGGGGTGCTTTAGCATACAACAATGCAATTTCACAAATTACTGCATTAAATGAAAGGTATGCTACAGAATCACCAAATGGAATTGGAACAACAAGTAGGTATGCATAATGATATGGGAAACATTAATAGACAGAGTTTTAGTGGGGTTCAATTTTGAGGGTAATCAAGGATTTCATCGCACAAGAACTAAAAAGTATTTGGAAGAAGCTGAAGAAGATTTTGCATACCATACTAAATGTTATGAAAAGAATTTTTCACATTTCTTAGATAGTGGAGATGAATCACTAAAATTACCAAGTGATTTTATTGACATAGTTTCTACAGTAGAATTTGGTGGCAAGATAGTACATCCATTCCAAAGACATGAAATAATTACAAAAAGAAAAACAGATAATAGTTATAGACAGGGATACCCGCAATATTTTGAGATACAAGGGGACGAAATGTCCTTTGTACCCGCACCATCCCAAGGTAAGCTATTAACATTTAGGTATGTAGCCAAACCAACTGTGTTGACTA